GATCAGCCGCTGGGCTGCGGCCAGTACGAGCGGGGAGGTCCGGCCGACGGTGAACCAGTCGGGGCCCGGGTACGGCGCGTAGGCGGCAGCCGTGCCGGAGGACGTCTTGATCAGGGAGCCGTCGTCAACCCAGCCCGGGTCGGCGGTCACCATCGGCGAGCAGTACTTCGGGTAGCCGTAGCCGTAGACGTTCGCGTCGGCGCGGTTGCGCACCCGCAGGTAGACGCCGTCGCCCTCGGCCGCACCGGTGGTGTTTGAATTGCCTTCTATTGTCCAGATTTGAGTTGAGTTGTAGGCGTATACCAGGCCGGTGTGGTCACCGCCGTTGGTGCCCAGCATCACTTGCGCTCCCACCGCCGGGTACCAGCTCCAGCGCCCCCAGGACTGGTAGGTGCTGACAGCGGTCAGGCAGTCCGGGGTGATCGGGATGATGTTGATGTCTCCGGCCCGGTAGGCGAGCCAGATCAGGAAGATGACGCACCAGGACTGGCCGTCGTACCCGGCCATGCCGGGCGTCTCCTTGGCGTACCGGTTCAGGTTCGACCAGGTGCTGGAGACATAGTCCTCCTGGTACTTGATGGCGGCTTCCTGCTGCCCCAGGTCGATCAGGGTGGCGGGTGCGATTGCGGCTACCACGGGTGCTCCAGGGGTGTCAGGACGGGTCGAGGATGCGCCAGCCGACCGTGGAGGTGTCGCTGGACGACGTCGAGGTGATGACGAACGAGGTGCCCGCCGTCCGCGCGGAGACGTACGGGGTGCCGACCGTGCCGCCGGGGGCCTGGGTGGTCAGAATGACGACGCTGCCCGCCGCAATCGCCGTGGTGTTCACGGTGACCGTGCCGCCGACGAGGACGGCCGTGCCCATGCGGGCGCCGGTGCCGGTCACGGGCACCACGGTGCGCCCGGCCAGCGTCATGGAGCCGTCGCCCTGGCCGAGGAGGTTGACGGTGCCGTTCAGGACGTTCGGCTTGACCCCGATCAGGCCCACCGCCGTGGCGAAGGTGCCCGAGTCCGTCTTCAGGCAGGTGACGGCGCCCGAGCCCGGCGACACCTCCACGATGCCGTTGAGAGCCACACCCTTGGCGGCGTTGGTGAGCCAGACGCTCGTGCCGTCGGACGCCTCGGTGTAGAAGCCGCTGACGACCGTGCCGCTGCCTCCGTAGACGATCAGGCCGGTGGTGCACTGCTCGGCGCCGGAGCCGGAGATGTTGACGGCCAGGCAGTTGTCCAGCCGGTACCCGGCCGGGGTGTTCGAGGCCGCGCAGGCGTCCAGCGTCGTGTAGGCCATGCCGTCGAGCCAGAACCCGCCTGTCACGTTGCTCTCGGCGGTGCACGAGACCAGAGACGTCGAGGCGCCGCCCAGGACGGTGTCCTGCGGGGCGCGCAGGTGGAAGCCGAGGCCGCCGCAGGTCCGCACCCGCACGCGCTGCAGCATGCTGCCCGTCAGCTCGTGGCAGAAGACGCCGTCGCCGCCGAAGGACTGGATGAGCATGTCCCGCAGGGTGATGTGCGCGGTCGCCGGAGCGGAGAAGCGGGTGAAGCGCACGCCGGTGCCGTAGCCGCGCCCGGGGCCGGACAGCTGCAGGCGCTCCATGGTGACGCCGCTGATGTCCGTGGCGGTGATGCAGTCCAGGGTCTGGTTCGTGGACTGCAGGATGGACACCCGGGCGCCCGCGCCGACGGCGTTGACGCCGCTGGCCCAGGTGAGCGTGGCGTTCAGGATGTAGCGGCCAGCCGGGAAGTACAGCGTGCCGCCTCCGGCCGCGCTGGCGGCGTTGATGGCCGCCTGGATCGCCGGGGCGTCGTCGGTGGTGCCGTCGCCCTTGGCGTTGTACTTCTTGACGTTCAGCCAGTCCACCCCGAGCGCGGGCCGCACCGCGCGCACCGGCGCGGTGGTCGGGCCTGTCGCCGTGGTGACGGTGGAGCCGATCGTCACCGAGGTGCTGGTGTTGTCGTCGTACAGGCCCTGGGTGCTGGCATGGAGGTAGGCGATGTCGAGCTGAACGTTGGCCGCGCCGGACAGGCGCACGCCGTACTGCGGCGAGTTGGTGCCGCTGCCGTCGTCGTCGGTGCCCGGGTAGCAGGTCAGGCCGCTGACCACGACCGGCATGGTGGAGCCGACCAGGGCCAGGCCCGCGTAGTTCCCGCCGCCGGAGCCGCCGTTGCGGCCGTCTCGGCGGGTGACCAGCTCGCCTATGGTCAGCGGGCCGTTGCCGGTGGCGTCCACGCGCACGCCGTCCCAGCCGTTACGGTCCGTCGAGCAGGCGGACATGACGGCGCCGCCGGAACCCGCGCCGTTGCCCCAGGAGCCGGTGATGTAGAAGCCGTGGTTGCCGTTCCACTCCGCCCGGCAGCCGACGAGGGTGGAGTTGGCGATGTTGTTGAGCTGGAAGCCCGTTGCCCAGCAGCCGATGGCCTGGCAGTCGTCCAGGGTGATGTCGGTCATCCGGGTGAGCGTCATGCCGTTTCCACGGCAGTTGTCGACCATGACCGAGTGCAGGCGCCAGGAGTACGGGAAGACGTTGCTGATCCCGGCGGTGACGATGCCGTTGTTCGACATCTTCCGGATCGTCACGTTGCGCATGACGACGTTCTGCACGTTGCCTGCGGCGTAGATGCCGTCGACCGGCTTGGTGCCGTCCAGCGTCGAGCCGTCGAGCATGATGTCCTGCAGCCGGTGCTCGGCCGCCAGGCTGGAGTACCCGCCGGTCGCCTGGTCCTGGTAGGTGAGCAGCGCGGTGCCGGTGAACGAGGCCAGCGGCTGGATGTAGGACGGCGGGTCGGTCAGGCCCGCTCCGGACATCAGGTTGGCGTGCACGCCCTGCAGAACCACGCCCGGCTTCGGCTTCAGCGTCGCGCCGGTGCGGTAGATGCCCGACGGGAGGTAGACAATGCCACCGGCCGGGCAGGCGTCGATCGCGGCCTGGATCGAAGCCCGGTCGTCCGTCGTCCCGTCGCCCTTGGCCCCGTAGACCGGGTCCTTGACGTTGAACCAGGCCAGCGTGGAGCCGCCGAGCTGCGCGACGGTGGCGTAGTCCTGCGGGCCGACGCCGTTGGCCGCGCCGGTGATGCGCTGGCCGTTCAGGGGGATGTTGGCCGTCGGCAGCCCCACCTGGTGCAGCAGCGGCATCTGGTGGACGTGGCTCGCGTCGGCCGCCTTGCCGCTGGCCCCGGCCGCCCGGGTGCCCAGCGCCTGGATATCGGTGTTGTCGCCGCTGATCGGCGTCGCACCGCCCCCGCCGCCGGTACCCAGGTTGGAGGGCAGCTGCTCCAGGGGGACGCGGCCGGAGCCGTCCAGGACCGCGTAACCGTTGGGCAGGCCACGCTGGTTGACCGGCTGGAAGAAGATGCCCGGAGCGGTCGCCTCGGCCAGCCGGGGCGCGGTGGCCAGGTCGACCGGCCCACCGTTGTACGGCACGGCGATGAAGTACGTGGCCGTGGCCAGCCCGGACAGCGTCTCGGTGACCTCGTAGGTGCCGCCCCCGGCCGGAAGCGTGCCCGGGTCGTTGGTGGCCTGCACGCTCAGGGAGATCGCCCCAGAGCCGTTCAGTGTGGCCGTGTGCGGACGCCGATCGGCGATCTCACCGCTGTTGGAGAGCACGCCGACGAGCTGCAGCCGCACCGTTCCGGTGCGGGGGTTTCCCGAGCCGTCAAGGTAGGTCCGGGTGACCGGAACCAGGGTGAACGTCATGCCTGCAGCTCCTCGTTGATCTTGTCCTCCCCGATGTGGCGGCGCATGCCGATGTGGCGCGGGCCCTGGTAGAGGCCGACGGCCTGCTTGCGCTGGATTGCCTCGGGCGCCTCTGTCTCGACCTCGACCTCGGCGTCCTCATCGACGACAGGCTTGGGCTCGACCCGGACCTTCGGCCGGTGCGCGTCGGCCAGGGCCTTCATCCGCTCGTGGTTCTGGAACAGGCCCGTGGGGTCGTCCAGCGTCGGCCGGGCCGCGTAGGCGGACTGCTTGGGCATGTCCGCGCGCGCCTCGTCGGACTCGTCGGGGCGCTGCTCGCCGCCCTCGCCCTGGTCGGCGTCGACCGGCTCCGGCACGCCGCCGGGCTGGGCCACGCCGCCGTCGGCGGGCATGGTGGTGAGGTCCTGCATGGTCGGCGCGATCGTGGGCTGCGCACTGATGGGGTCCATGCCGAGGATCGGGATCCGCAGCGGCGCCGTCGGCACACTGGATGGGTCCTGGGACTGGTCCAGCGCGCGCGGCTCGAAGTCGCCCCGCAGGTCGCTCGGGATCGGCAGGGCCTTGTCCCGGAGCGCGACGTAGATGGCCTGGCGGGTCTCCTGCTCGGCCACGGCCAGCTCGACGGCCTCGTCGCGCGACTTCTCGATCTCCTCGTCGAAGTCGATGTTGACGTTGTGCAGGCGCGTCTTCATCGAGATCGGCACCCCGGCCTCGCGCAGCGCCTCGAAGAACTCGTTCTGCGCGGCCTCGTCCTGCAGGGACATTGTCTTGAACTGCAGGTCGGGGATGAGGAGCTTGGGCTGCTCGACGATCCGGCCCTCGCCGGTCTCCTCGTCGATCTCGTAGATTTCCTCCATTTTGACGTAGCGCTTGCCGCCCCTCTCCTCGTAGTCGAAGTGCTCCTGGGCTTCGGCGACGACGAGGGCCCGCTGGCGGTAGTGGGAGGAGATCAGCCCCTGGTAGTTGGTCAGCATCTGCGTGACCAGGTCGCGG